CAGAGATATTCTTGATAATTTGCCAATCGGATGAAACTCTCTGATAGGCAATTTAGTAATTGCCAGCCTTTCACTATTAATACCTATATTATCTACACGAAACTTGGCTAAACCAAGAGAATACTTAGAATATGATAAAGAACCGAACAGATGCTCTTCTATTTCCGGGCATTTTAATACAATATATTTATTCCCTATTAAATATACTATACCTGGTGATGTTATTAGATGCTTATCATATTGTATAGTTAGTATTACTTTCTTAACATCCGTATTTAATATGCTATGAAACATTTTATACATCTTCGGATTACTATTATACATCGGCTTATACTGATATCTATCATTGATATAATTAGGATTTATAGAATTGTATAAATCAAAACCGAGATTTTCATATATAGTAGAGCGTCCCATATCAAATATAAAAGGCAATCTGCTATATATATCTAATAAGTTCGTCAATTCAGCAGGCTCAGAGTGTTTCTTAAATCCTATCTCAGTATCTTCTATTTCCTCATAATTTAATAAAAATGTTTTCAAAGTATAATCCCCCGTATCAATTGACATCTTGCTAAATATATCAGGATAATCTATCAACTCTGTTTTCCCACTGTTTTTCGTGCTATTATCATACAGCTTGTACCAGAATGGCATATCCAAGATACTATTGTTTTTACACAATATTACATCGTCAGCTCTGAGCGCCCTATTATATATCTTGAAATCCTTTATATACATAACAGCATTCATATCAGCCGTCCAAGACTCCTTATATAAATTGCCATTCAGATTGTTAGTAATAGGAGCAGCAAGAGATTTCCCTATATATTTCTTGACATAGAATACATTTTTAATAGTTTTTGCGACTGTTATTGTTCTCGTAATATTTATTGAAAGAGAATTATTTGATATATATATTACCCAATTATTTTCAAATATCGTCCAGCATATATGAACCTCGTCTTTCAAATCAACATCAGTAATTACTTGCGTATCTCCTGGAACACTACCATCTCCCATAATAAACTGGATATTATAGAGAGTTCCCGTACTTCTCTTGACTACACTTACGCTCATTCCAGTATATTTCTCTTTTGTTTGCTTCCATAAATGGTAATATCCTAAACTAAATACACAATATGTATTATTTTTTGCAGGATTGTATGTAGCTTCCGCCTTAATTTTAAAAGAATATGTTATTCCTATATCGGTTCCTCCTATAACACTTTTATTAGCATTAGCATTTATCTCAAGCCCTGTAGTATTATTTGAATATATATTATATATATTTATGTTATTACTGAGCTCTATGAAGCCCCCGTTAGTTATTTTTGTATAGCCATCAACATACGCGCAATTGCTCGTAATTATATCACACGCTATTTTTTCAGTTACGCCATTCTTAATTATAGGGTCGTTCTCATCAGGTCCCAAATAATAATATAATAGATTGTTTTCAACATCTATATTATACATAGTACGCGGAATACTCGCATCAATTATTTCCATACCAATGACATTTTTAAAGGGAACTGTGAAATCTACTACATATTTATTAGGATTAGGATATTTATCCCTATCTCGGTCTGTACTATCTATTAAAAATGTGTAATTCTGTTTTATACTATTATTTTTAAGATAATTAATATCTTCAATTGACATTTGTATCCCTCACTGACACCTTATTAAATATACTGATATTATTATTTATATCCTAAAACAGCCTAAAAGTTATTAAATATTGTCTGTTTGATGTATTTATTGCGGTTGTCTCCTCTGCCATTTTCTCGTATTTTTCTTAGGATTTTTGGAAAATACATAATAATGAATGAAGTTATATCATCATCGTTGTTATATCTGTATATCCGCACGAACTCCTTAAAATAGATGTAAAATATTGCTTTCAATACAATATAGCAATACGAGTGTGTTTTCTCATACCACATATTTTTCCCTTGCTTAGCCAATATTTTTTTAGCGATAGCTATATTATGCTCTTTATCCTTTGCAAGTGTCTTCTTGAAATTGGCGAAAGACAAATTGTGTTCAATGCAATAAAATATGGTATTTAATATGATAGCGTATGTTTCAATTATTGCCTCATTCGGTAATAAATATTGTTTCTCAGCTATCCTGCACATATTCTTTATTTGCTTAATGTTTGCATTAGTCCATCCCTCAAAATGTATATCGTGATGGTGATGTAATAATTCGTGTAATATAACCTTCTCGTAATCCTCTTTTCTTACAATATATACATTATTTGAATTAATATAGGTGAAACCTCCATTAATATTCGCAGCACCTATGCTATCCCCATTTTTGTTAGGAAGCTTGCGTTTCATAGGATTGAGCAATATATAATAATTGAAATCTTGTGTCGGCTTAATATTAAATAGCATTTTAATCAAAAAAACGCGATATATACTATTAAACAAATGCTCGCGCGCTTTTTTAGTAATTGCTTTGTCATAAAGAATATAAAAATTAATATTTTTATAAGTGATATGATACGTGCGGTTACATTTATCAAAATATTCAATACAGAAATTCCATTCAAAATAACTGTCTTTTAATAATAATTCCTTGAAGTTTTTAAAATGCACTAAGCCCAAGCCAGCACCTGATATATCCTTAATATATATATCATCCCTATTGATATTATAGTTTTCCTTAACCATCTTGTATAAATCATATTCGTTTTTATTATTCATTTATAAAAAACTGCCTGCTTTCTTTAATAATCATAGATATATATTTATCTTCTTTCAGTTTTGAAGATATATCTAAGAGTTTTCCAGATATTATATTTGTATCACCAGTTTTATCACACAATTCAATAGCCCTCTTAATAAAATAAGTATATACCTCGGTTTTAATAGAATACTTAAAATTATTCTGCTTTATATCTCTAATCCACCTATTATCTTTATCCAAATACTCCCAAGTATTATTTGATATATATCTATATTTCCCATCAAGTATCTTGAATACTACCAACGATATGTCATAGTCCGTATTATTGATAACACATAAATCTATACAATTATTTATATCCATATAAAATATAATAATAATAAATGCTTATTTATAAATTACCTCAACCACCTCAGCCTCCTACACAAAACACCCCAGACGGAGGAGCTAAAAAAGCTACAAAAGCTAAGGCAGCTCCTAATCAACGCGTAATAGCATCTACTGCTGTAGCAAAAGAAGATAAGAGCAATCCAGATGATTTTAAAAAGTTTGTATCTACTGGCAAGCTATCATTCTTAAAACATCAGAGGTGTATCCATATGACTATGGAACAGTACAAAGACCGCGACCATATCAATGAAAATATGTGTTATAAAGAGTTCAATTGCAATATGTACGATATTGAAAAAAAGATAATTGAAAACCTGAATATTATTAAAGAAAAAGTCAAACCTTCTTTCAGGCAAGGAAATAATGTTCTATTGCCTCTCCCTATATATATATCAATCGCCAAGATAATATCAAAAGATGATAAATATGTATTAAAGCTGATGTTCTCTGATGTGAGATACGATTTCTCCAACACCTTTTTTGAGAAATACACATTCAAGGGAATGATGAAAATAATCATATATATTCCGAATTTGATGAAAAATGAAGGCGATTATTACAACTATTACCCATCTCTATGTACTTACACAGATCAAAACAAATGGATGGAGTATATGACGAGCAAAGATTCGTATTTCTTAAAGGCTCTTGATAATAAAAAAAAAAAATCTAATAAAGCAAGATATGATAACCTTTTAAAAAGGTCATTAAATAATATATGTGATGATTTTGGCTGCGTATCAGAAGGTGCAGGCGAAGATATAAATCATATCAAGGGTGATTACGGAGGAGGTGTTTATATGCCTACTAAATGTCTACAATTTAAAGAATACACAATGAAATATTATATGAACAGAGATTTTAGCGAGTTATATTCAAAAAGTAATGAAGATATAATAAAAGAATATAAAAAAATAAAAGATGAAGCAGAAAAAGAAGCTAAGCCCGATGAAGGCAATTTAGAAGAAGAGGAAATTGACGAAATAAGCCGCGATTCTATATCAGAATCTTTGGCATATGCAGGGAAAAGTGGTAAAGGAGGAAATAAAATAAACAGGTCATATAATAATACTATAACAAATGATATAAAATTTAGAACAGAACCCGGGAAAAGCTATCCGGGCATTCAAGAGATTACCTTTAGTATGTTTAAAATAGATGAGAAAAATCCTAAGTTTTCAAATTTCTTTCATTATATGCCCTGGGGTGATAAATTATTAAACTACGAATATGTATTGAATAGTGGCAAATCATTTGAATTTGAAGATAGCAAATATTTATTAAAAGATATAACAGTACCGCAATATTTAAAGTTCAAATCAATTGATGATAATTACTATATGGAGTTCAATAATGAAGGCATTCTAACACTATATAACAAGGATGGTACCCAAAATACTATTATACACGCAGCATATGGTAAACATCTCAAAAATACAAAAAATAGAAAGATTGTTTTTGATGGTTTATCTGGTTCATTGCATATACAAGGAGAACCATCTGAGAATAATGATACGGTTTCTCTAAAATATACTGGTAAAAAATATATACAGCCTTATAGTCTCATCTTAGATACATCACCAGGTAATCTCGGGAAACTCAAAATATATGACTTAGGCTTTAATGTCATATTTAATAGTTAGGATATTAGGATATTAGGATATTAATAGATTTTTTTTAAGTTATTATATATATAATATATAATATATAATATATAATATTAGAAGAATGATTAATAATGAATGGGATATATTAGATTTATATTTTAAAGATCATAAATATCCTTTTACTGGACATCATTTAGATAGTTATAGAAACTTTGTCAAAGTAAAGATTCCCGAGATAATAAAATCTAATAACCCTATTACTATGATTAAAATGGACGATAGCAATAAGAATCTAATTGTAAAAGTTGATATTTATATTGGCGGATTGAATGGCGACAATATATATGTTGATAGACCCATTGCATTTGAAAACGGAACTCCTAAATTAATTACACCAAATGACGCGCGAATGAGAAATCTTACATACGAGACCCATCTATTCACCAATGTCTTAGTTAGGATTACAAATGACAAAGGAGCCGTAAAAGATGTAGAGTTCAAAAACATAGCTATTGGCGGTATCCCTATAATGCTCCATAGTGATATCTGTCTATTAAAAAATAATGGTTCAGATATATTGAAATTGATGGGAGAATGTCCTTATGATACGGGTGGGTATTTTATTATTGACGGCAAAGAAAAAGTAATAATTGCGCAGGAAAATATTGTTACGAACAAACTATTTACCAATAAAATAACAGATGACCCTAACGGATTTAGTTATAAAGGGATAATTCTCTGTGTTGCAGAGAAAGGTTCTGTAAAACCTTCAAAGATTC